CACGGGCGGACGGTGCGCGCGTTCTTCGACATCCAGACCCAGTGGAAGGTGACCGAGCTGAACGGCGTTCTTTGGCTCGGCCTCGATTACGCCGGTGTCGATGTGGCGCTGCGCCGTGGTGGGTACGACGACGTGGACTTTGCGGATCTGCAGCTGATGGAGCGGGCTGCGATCGACGCCTTCGGGGGCAGATGAGATGAGCGGGCCTTTCGTCTATGAACTGATCTTTCGCGGGAACGCGACGAGCGCGACGGCCGCTGCCAAGGAAGTTCTGGCCGCAACCGATGCGCTCGCCGCCGAAACGCAGGGTGCCGCAGCCGTCACCAACCAGGACACTGCCGCGACGGTTCAGAATGCCAATGCCAAACGCGACGCGGCGGCAGCCTCCCGTGAAGCCGCCGCCGCTGCGGAGGCCGAGGCCCGGGCGCGCGAGGCGTTGCGCAATTCCACCGTGACCCCGCCTGTCTCTCCGGCTCCGGTGCCTGCACCCGCGCCGGTTCCGCCCCCTGCGCCCATTCCATCCCCGGCACCGGTTCCGACGCCGCGGGCCGCGCCCGGAGCTCAGAACGGCGTTGCCGCTGCGTACTCGGCGAACTTGATGTACCAGTGGAACGACATCGCGATGATGGCGATGGCTGGGCAAAACCCGATGATGCTGATGATGCAGCAGGGCACCCAGGTGACCCAGACGTTCACCGGGCTGCGCGCCGCAGGGCTGAGCGTCGGGTCCGCGCTGCGGGCGTCATTCATGGGGATGCTCAACCCGATGTCACTGGCAACCATGGCGGTGATCGGCTTCGGCACAGCTGCCGTGCAATGGTTCATGGACTCCGGTGAGAAAGCCCAGACGCTCGATGAGGCTCTGTCTGATCTGTCGAAATCGTCAAAGGATGCAGGGTCGGCACTGAAGGAAGCCAAACGTGGCACGTCCGATCTGGAAGCCGATTTTGGCAAGGGCGCCCGGGCGGCGCGCGAAATGAACATAGCCTTGCTCGGTCTCGCGCGCATGAAGGCTGCCAGCGATTCCAAAGACGCCATCCAGTCGATTTCCGACACGATCGGCGACATGGCATCGTGGGGCGTCGTCGATCTGCGTACGCTCGAAAAGCAGTTCAACTTGACCAGTTATGGTGCTGCCCAAGTCGGGGCCGCGATCCAGAAATTTCAGTTCGCCAGCTCCGCCCAGGAAAAGGAGCAGGCGGCGCAGGAGATCGCCAAGGCCCTCAAATCCGCACAATATAACGCGGATGGAGCGTCCAAGGCTGCCATGGATTTTGGGCAAAGCGTCGGCACGGCAGCCGTAGAAATGCTTCGCGTAAAACAGATCACGGCTGAAGAGCAGGCGTTGGCGAGGGGCTTGCGGGAATCGGGGATTGACGTTCCCTTCCGATCTGCGGCCGAGGCGGCGAAAGACCTCAAAGACCTCACCGGCGATGTGATGAAGGCGCTGAAGGACACCCGGGCGCCTTACGATCTCGGGGCCGATCTCGAGATGACGAAGCGGATCGGTGAGGCGACGGCCAAGTATGGTGCCGACAGCCTTGAGGTGAAGCGCCTGCAGATCGAGGCGGAGCGTCAGGATTTCGAGCGTCAGCTGAAGGAGATGACGCAGCTTTCGGACGCGCACAAGCAGCAGCTGCGCGACCAGTGGGAAGCCTCGAAGGGTCTCAAGTCGGCCGATCCGTTCGGGGCGATCGCTGCGGGGCGAGAGTTGCTGCGCATTCAGGCCGAAACTGTCGGGGAACTGCATCTCGAGCTGAGCCTCATGGGCCAGACGGAAGAAACGCGCCGCCGTGTGCTCGCTCTTTACCAGGCCGAGCTCGATATCCGTCAGCGGAACATCGACCCAGCGAGTGGCGAGGCTGCAAGAATTAGAAGTGCTGCCGATGCGGCAACGAAAATGCAGGCCCAGCTCGAGCGCGTCGGGGATGCCTGGGATACAGTTCGTGACGCCGGAGAGGGCGCGATCGACGGGATCTTCGATGCGCTCAAGAAGGGCGACATCGGCGGCGCCTTCGAAAACCTCGCGTCCGAAATCGGATCGATGTTCGAAGAGCTGGCGATCACGAACCCGCTGAAGAATGCGATCTTCGGCAGCGACTATGCCACCATGGGCGATGTCGGGGGCATCCGGGGCATCTGGGACCGCCTGACCGGGAAAGCCCCGCCGATCGATGCCTCCGCGCTGGCCATGGGTGCCGCGGCGCGAACCGTCGCGTCAATGCAGGTGACGGCCGCAACGGTCATCATTGGCGGCGCTGGAACTGCTCAGCTTCTTGGCGGTGCTGGTCCGGGATTGGGCGGGCTGCAGGGATCTGCCGATGTGCAATCGCAGGTTTGGCAGTTCTTTGCAGGCAAGGGGCTGAAGCCACACCAGATTGCCGGGATCATGGGCAACATCAGCCAGGAGAGCGCGTTCAACCCGACCGCTGCAGGCGACGGTGGACGGGCATTGGGGCTGTTTCAATGGAATGACCGCGCGCCGAAGATGCTCAATGCCATCGGTGGCAGAGGGAACCTGGGCAACGTGCAGGCTCAGCTGGACTTCGCTTGGAAGGAGCTGATGACTTCGGAAAGCGGCGCGATGAAACGCCTGCTTGCGTCGAAGAACGTGCAGGAGGCCACGGGGGCATTCGCCGGGTTTGAACGCCCGCAAGGGTGGAGCGCGGCGAACCCGATGGCGTCGAATGGCTGGTCCAACCGCCTCGGCGCGGCCGAGGCGGCGATGATGAAGTTTTCCACGACAACCACGCTGGCCACCGGGCAGCTCGGCCACATGGGCACCGGTTTCGACAAATTCGGCCAGGCGCTTGGCGGGGCGCTGCAAGGTGGTGCGGGAGCGGGTGGCGGCGGGTTCTGGGGGACGCTCTTTTCGGGCATCTTGAGTGGGCTCGGCATTCCGGGATTTGCCGGGGGCGGTCGGCATGACGGGGGCCTGCGGATTGTCGGCGAGAACGGGCCGGAGGTCGAATATACCGGTCCTTCCACCATCGTTCCTGCGGACCTGACCCGGCGCATTCTGAGCGGTGGCGTGCCTGCGAACCAGACGGTGGCGCCGATCATCCAGCTGCAGCCGACGCTGATCAACAACAGTTCAACGGCCCTTAAAATGGAGGTGCAAGAGGTCACCGACAGCAAGGGTCAGCGTCAGCAACAATATGTGTTTTCCGATGTGGTGGCGGTCGGCATGGCGGCGCCCGGTGGTAAGGCGCGCCGCACTCTGCGGCAAACCTACGGGATCAGCGAAGCGGGGCGGATGCGATGACCTATCCCACTTGGCCCGCCACGCTGCCCCGGCCCGAGCGATCGAGCTATCAGCTGCAACCGCAGGACGGCCGTCGCAAGCGCGGCTTTGAGGCTGGCCCGCCCGGGTATCGCCGTCGCTTTTCCTCGGTCGCGCAGATGGTGACGATGTCGGTCATCCTCTCCGCCTATCAGCGCACGGTCTTCGACGAGTTCTACAGCGTCACCTGCGCCGAGGGCTCTTCGCTGTTCTGGATGCCAGATCCGACCCGCGACGGCTGGCCGCTCCTCGAAGCGAATGGCACGCCGATCCTTGGCGCGGGTGGCGTGCCTTTGCTGACCTCCGCGAACTGGCTTTGCGCCTGGGGAGATCAGCCGCCGATCGAGACCCTGCAGGGCATCGAGTTTCGCAAACAGATCCAGATCGTGGTGATGCCATGAGCCGCCGTCTCTCTCTCAATGCGCGCCAGGCGCAGATCGATCCAGTCTCGGCCGAGATCGAGGTGGTGCTGATCGAGGTCACCCACCCGGATCTCGAAGCGCCGATCCGGCTGAGCACCGACAACACCGAGCGCCTCACCGAAGAGCCGCTGGTCTACGGCACGCGCTCCAGCTGGCGCGGCGCGAACCCGGCCACCGATCCCTATCTCTGGATTGTCGCCTCGGCCGTGCTGCCCGACGATGCCGACGATGCACCGGCGCAAGCGCAGATCGTGCTCGAAAACCTCGACGCGCGCATGGTCGAGGTGCTCCGCTCCTATGTCGGGCAGGCGACGGTCGCGATGGCCGTGGTCGAGGCTGGCACCCCCGATGTGATCGAGGCCGAGTGGCAGGATCTGCGCCTCACCAATGCCGAGGGGACAGCATCCGAGATCACGCTCTCGCTTTCGCGCGACGAGATCGAGCTGGAGCATTTCCCCTCGGGCCGGATGACGCGGCAGAAGTTTCCGGGGTTGTGGAGATGAAATCTATGGCGCTTTTTTCTGATCAGCTTTTTGGGCACGCTCGCGCGCCGATCGCTCGAGATCCATCTCAACGGCGTCAGCGAGAGCCCGGAGCGCTCCCGGAAGCAGGTGTGCCCCGGCATCCTCAACCTCGGAATATGGACGATCTCCCGTCTCAGATGGGACGCCAACGGCAAACTGAAACGTGTTGCCAACACCCATTCCTTCTGGGTCTTGGGTGCATCCGATGATGAAACTCACTTCGAAATACGTCGGGCGATCGTCTTCATCAGAGCGTGGAAAGTATCTGATGCCACCGAAAGTGAGCGGATTGATCTTCATTTGGAAGGTCCTTTCTCTGAAATACTGGTTGCGCATCGAAAACTGGGCCGCGCGACAGCTTGGGATAGTTTTTCGGGCAGTCACCGAGTCGCGCAATGCGCGAGGTGTCGCATGAGCTGGTCGAACCGTTACATCGGCATTCCGAATCTCGATCACGGCCGCACCGCCGAGGGCGCCGATTGCTGGGGCCTCGCCTGCATCATCTACCGCGAAGAGCTTGGGATCACGCTGCCCGAGTACCTCGGCTATGGCTCTGTCGATGAGCATGCCGAGATCTCGGCGCTGATCGAGGGCGCGAAAACCTCGCCGCTCTGGCTGCCGGTCACCGGCCCGGCGCTTGCCTTCGATCTGGCCGTGTTCCGCCGCGGGCGGCTTTCGACGCACCTTGGCATCGTCATCCGGCACGGTCTGATGATCCACATCGGCCAGACCCATGCGGTGCTCGAAGATTACCGCCGCGGCCCTTGGGCGCACCGGTTCACGGGCCATTGGCGTCACGTTGAAATCATCTCGGAGGCGGCGCGATGACCGAGCTGCGCCCGATCCATGTGCTGGCCGCGCCGCAGTTCGACCCGGGCGCCGGGCGGATTGCGCTCGACGTGCCGCATGGTCTGACCGTCGATGAGATCGTTGCCCGGGCGCTGCCGATGGCCTCGGAGGCCGACCGGACCCGGATGCGGGTTGCCCTCGTGACCGATGCCGGATCGCAGATCGTGCCGCGCGAACTTTGGGCATTGGCGCGCCCGAAGCCCGGGGTGCGGGTGGTGATCCGGGTGATTTCGGGCAAGGGCGTGCTGCGCTCGATCCTCTCGATCGTGGTCTCGATTGTTGCCATCGCATTGGCTGGGCCGATTGGGGCCGCGATGGGGGGAACTTTTGGCTGGACTGCGGGGACGTGGACTGCGATCGCAACGGCGGGCCTGACGATCGTCGGGCAGCTGCTGGTCAATGCCCTGATCCCGCCGACAAAACCCGACACCGAGCGCAAGAACACCTATTCGATCACCGGCTGGAAGAACCGCTATGAGCCGGGCGGGGCCGTGCCGATGATCCTCGGCAAGATGCGCTGCGCCCCGCCGATGGCCGCCACGCCCTACACCGAGATCGTGGGAGACAACCAGTTCGTGCGCGTCGCATTCCTGCTCGGGGAAGGCGAGGTCCAGATCGACGACATGCGGCTCGGCGAGACCTCGCTCTCGGAATATGACGAGGTGGAGACCGAGGTTCGCACCGGCATCGCCACTGACTTGCCGCTCAGCCTTTGTTCCCGGCAGGTGGTCGAGGAATCGATCGGCGTGGAACTGACGCGCCCGCTGCAGCGCGATGACGCTGGCGAGGTGATCAGCGGCCTGCCGTCCGTTGCGACGCCGGTGATCCGCTCGACGGGTCCGGATGCCTCCGGGGCGAGCATCGTGCTGGTCTGGGAAGCGGGCCTCTTCCGCCTCAACGATTCGGGCCAGCGCAAATCCCGCACCGTCTCGATCAAGATCGAACACCGCCCGGTGGAAGCGGAAGAATGGCAGCTGGTCGAAACCCTGACGATCACCGCGAAGAAAGCCGAGACGTTCTTCCGGCAGCATTCATGGACCTTTCCGACGCGCGGGCGCTGGCAGGTGCGGCTGACCATGCTCACCGATGAAAGCACCGACACCCAGGTGAGCCAGCGCACGAGCTGGGCGGCGCTGCAGACGATCCGGCCGGAATATCCGCTGGCCTATCCCCGGCCGCTGGCGCTGGTGGCGCTGCGGATCAAGGCGACGCATCAGATCAATGGCAGCCTCGACAACTTCAACTGCTTGGTCTCGCGCGTCTGTCGGGACTGGGATGTCGCCACCGGCACCTGGATCCGCCGCGCCACGGAAAACCCGGCCGCGATCTACCGCGAGGTGCTGCAGCACGCTGCCAACCCGAAGGCCGTGGGCGATGCCGGGATCGATCTCGACCTGCTCGCCGACTGGGCCGCGTGGTGCGCGGCCGAGGGGCTGACCTACAATGCGGTCCTGGAGGAACAGGGCACCACGCTGCGCGACGTGCTTTCTGAAATCGCCGCGGCGGGTCGGGCGACGCCCCGGCATGACGGCGTCAAATGGGGCGTGGTGATCGATCGGCCGCTGCTCAACACGTTGATCGTCGATCACATCAACCCGCGCAATTCGTGGGGTTTCAAGTGGTCGCGCGCCTACATCGATCCGCCCCACGCCTTCGTGGTCAAGTTCAAGGATGCCGGAAACGACTACAAGGATACCGAGCGGGTCATCCCGTGGCCCGGGCATGTGGGCGACGTCACGCTCACCGAGCAGCTGAGCCTGCCGGGCAAGGTCTATGCCGCCGAGGTCTGGCGCGAGGCACGCCGCCGCCAGCTGGAGACGATCTATCGCCCCGACACCTATGAGGTGACCCAAGACGGCGCCGTGCGCACCGCGACCCGGGGCGATGCCATTGCGCTCAGCCATGATGTGCTGAGCCGGGTGCAGGCGGCGGCCCGGATCAAGCGGGTGATCTCGAACCTGGTCGAGCTCGATGA